GTGACTACTAAACCCGATCCACTGATGTCCGCGTCTTACGGGGCTACTGACATCGAGGCGCAAAATAATCGAGTGGAATGGATGGCCATGCTCTATTTGCACGAAGGTCGCAACAGAGCTGATCATCCTCAGCGAGGTTTATACACGGGGCTTTTTAAAAAGCATCACCTATGGCTCCCTGGTAGTGACGAGAACTGAGAAACAGATTGTTAACTGTCCATTGACTATCGCAGTTAAAGTACCTACAGAAAACGTTGACTCTCTCAACAATGATCAAGCAGCTTGTTTTTGGTGCAGCCGCTGGCGCACTTGCCTTGGCCCCCCTCTCTGCAACCGCCGGACCTTATTTGAATCCGGAGTTCAATGGGTCAAGTTATGGTGATGATCACCTTGGCGCAAGTCTAAATCTGGACGTTGGTTACGAAGGCGGCGAAGGCGCTTATTCGTATTTCATCCAGGGCGGTCCAGTTGTTCTCATGCCTAATGGGGTGGAAAACGAGATCGAATTTGCGGCTAAATTTGGGGGTTCGGTCCAAGTGGCCGAGACCGTTGGCATTTACGGAGAACTCAGCGGCGTTTCTGGCGAGGAATTTGCTTGGGGATCAAAAGTTGGCCTGAAGTACGGATTCTGAGCTATAACTAGCTTAGGTTTCTCACACAACCGACAAGGGGCTCCCGCAAGGGGGCCTTTTGTTTTATCTGTCATCACCATGCAAAAAGTTTTTAATCTGCTTGGCGCTACAGCATTTCTGATGTCTGGAGCAATTGTTGCTGGAACGTTGGTGCTTTACACCCGCATTCCATCGCTGACGAAGTATTACATGAGCGAGCTAAAGCTAGAGCTGACCAAGGTTGTGACTGACATGGTGCCAGGCCAGATCGATGATGTGATGCCTGAGTTGCCGTCATCCACAGGCTTGCCAATCCCAAGCAGCGTCAAGTCGCCGTTCTGATTAGGTGCCTGAAATACCTGAGATTGGTGTGGGACGTATTGGCGTTCCAGAAATCCCAACTTGGAGAAGTATTCCGCCTCAAAGCATTCCGTCTGAGCCACCAGTCACGTTAATGCTGGGGCTGCCGATTGTTGAGATGCCGGGGTGCGTTGAAAGTAGAAATGCACAGCCTGGCAATCCAGACGCTTACACAACAGATCCGAAGGGCAACTTCACTGTTTGCGATGGAACGATGCCATCGTTTCCTGCTGCATTGGACTTCACACCTGGAACGCTGACTTATGGATCAGCTAAACCACCACCAGTAAACCCAAAAGAAAAACCGGCCGCCTCCCAGCAACCGGCTAAGTCCCCTTCACCGATGGCGTCCAACCCAACCGGCATTCCAAATGTAGACACAGAGTTGCCATGTCCGCCACCAGACGCAATACCTATAGGAGCAAAAAATAAGCTTCAGACTGCTGTCATCACTGGTTACAAGCGAGTCAATGGAGAATGCAAAACGCAGTTCAAGTCGTTGGACATACCAGCGATTCTCGGCAACCATTTACCTGGTTCGCCTGTTGTGGTCACGACTGCAACGATTGCGGTTGTCGCAACAACAGCGGCAGTCTTAGCTAAACCATTAGGCGATATTTTGCTTAAAACGATCAAGCCCCTTGTCAAAAAGACGATCAAGAAGATTAAGGAGAAGCTTGGGAAGACGACTGTTGTTGAGTCTGCTTGGCAGCGTCGGAAGTTTCAACGGTCCTTGAAGAAGTAGGTATTGAATGTGTGTGGGGCGGTAAGACGCCTGGCGGGTTGACCAGGATTACATCAGCACAGATTTTGCTGTAGGGCGATTTCGGGTGAAACATCACGCCTTCTTTCATGAGGTCAGCGCAGTTTCGCAACCTAGCTATTTCGTAATTGAGGCGTTTATCGGCAAGGCTGGCTTCCATAAGCTGCACTTGTTTTTCTGCTGCAGCGCGGCAAGTGCGGATATGACTGCGGTCTAGCGGAATCGAGATCTGTGCAGTGATGCCGCCATTGACTGAAAAGTTAGTCTTCTGCCCAGTTCTGATTGGTTTTCTAAAAAGAATGCTGCCTGGGTTGTCAGGTCTGCCATCTGGAATGGGATTGCCTTCAGGGTCAAACGCACCAACTAAATCAAGCGTGTCATAGACAGGCTCGTTGTAATACCTTTCGTACGGATCAGACCAGCCAGTGGTTGAACTAAGGAAAGGGTTGATCGTCAGGGTTGCGCCTTGGCAGCTAACGCCGTTAATCACAGATGTGAATGTCTTGGAGGGCGTAACCTGGACAGCTTGGTTTGTAACTGAGCCTGAACTGTTTGCGACTGGAGCGGCAGTGCTTGAAACCTGAGCGTTAACCGGCTCAGCCAGTAACAGCAAGGCTGCTAAGACACGCTTCATTGGGTAAAGGTGCTGGTGGTCTCTGTAAGTGATTCGATGTCAGTCTCTCTATTTATTAACGTGTGATTTACAAGCCCTGGCGCGGACAAAGTCTCAACAAAGCTGAAAGCAGCGCCTTCATTAACGATGCTCCAGGTTGGTCTAGATGCAGGGTCAAGTCCAGTCCACTTGCTTGAAATACCGTTCAACGTATTGGTAGTTGTGGTCAAGCTTTGTGGAGCGAGACCTGCAGAGGGTTTAATATTTGTGCCGCTAGCTGTGTATTCATAACCCGTACGATATTCATAGGAGTTGATGACTTCAATAACCTTGGACGTTGTCTTTGTCGTGCTGGAAAGTGTTCCTTGCTGGAAGTTAGGAACGATTGGTACGGCTGCTGCTGGGGCAGCCAAAAGCAACAACAGCAGGATTCTCATCGAATACTAAGCTCTTGGATTACCTGTGCTACGGCCGCAGTACCAGCCCCGCCCGCAGTAATCGCCATTGCACCATCCGTTGCCAGAGTGCCAGCCAGAGTGCCAGCTACGCCACCTGCAGTTGTTGTTGTATTGCCAAATATTGGTAAGGCAGGAACTACACCAGCGGTGACAGTTGTTGAAAGTACGGTTGGAACGTCATCACCTTCTATATATGACTCTGAATACGAAAAGCTGTCACCAGCAGTAGTAATACTGTAAGCACCAGGAGTGTACCCAAGAGCAGTGCCGGAAGTAAGTGTCCCCAGCACAGGAGGAGTACCCAAAGTGACGTTAGAGCCAGATACTGAAAATGAAGACGGTTGCCGAATTGATTGGGATGCTGCTCCATCAACAGTTAGCGAGATTGAGGATTTAATAGCGTGCGTAATGTCCGCTGAAGCAGGACTTACCGCAAAAAACGTTAGGCAGGATAAAAAGAGAAAACGTCTCATTTGGGTTTGGACGTAGAGGTCTGTTCCTTAATTGTAGGCTCTTCTTTTTTCTTTTTATTGTTGCCGACAGCTAGTCCAAAGGACGCCGCTGTCCCCGAAAGAATGGAGGCTGGGTAGGTCGGATCAAGCGACTGCTTAAAAACGCCAAGGTAATTTGCCGTCAGGATTGCCATTGCCCAACCAAGCAACACAACCTTGATGACATCACCTAATCGTGAGTTGTCGTTTTCTTGCTCTTGCTTTGCCTGTTCTTCTGCCATGATGAATTAACGCTATTGGTCGAATGGTGGTTGAAATCTGGGCTGCTGTTGCTGGTGCGTCAATAGGCGTGGCGGCTTCTGGTATCAAAGGTGCCAACCGTGAGAACCAGCATGGACGGGATTCGTTGGTGCGTCTGACTTCAGCTGTCGATAATTTAGCGTCACGAATGGATGTGCTCCATGCCGATCTGAGGGTTCGAGATCAGGAGCTATTTGCTCGAATCTCAGACCTAGAGCAGAATGTTGCACGACTGGAAGGCCACGCAAATCGGACTTAGACTTTCGGCACACACAGTGCTGTCATGGTTTTACTTCTAAAGCCAATCCTGTTTAGCTTCATCAAATCAAAGGCCGTAAAACAACTGCTACTTGACTGTTTGATCAAGATCAGCGAGCAAACTGACAACCAATTGGACGATGTGGCTTGCAAGTATGTCCAGGATTTACTGTTTCCTGGAGGCCGCGTTGAGAAGTAAATGTGGGTTTGGGGCGTAATTGTGGGTCTGTCACTCCTTCCGTTTTTTCAGTTTTTCAAAAAAGGCGATCCCCATCAGCTAGCTGCAATTGCAGAGCTAGAACGTTCTATTGATCAAGATTTACTAGACGACGAGGCTGAGTGGTTTGAGATGTGGAAGACCAGTGGCATCCACCAAGAGGTTTATGGCGTCCCGTATTACAACCAACTAGATAGCCTTACCGGCTATGGCTATCGAGAATGCTTTGACGCAGCAGCTGCAATGGTTGTGGCGTTCCACCATGGCATTAAAAGTCACGATGCTTATCGACATGTACGCCGCAAGTTTGGTGATACGACAGCGGTTCACGCTCAAGTTTCTGCGTTGAGATCACTTGGCCTGGACGCTCAGTTTCGCAGGGATGCCAGGGTCGAGGATATTGAGATTGAGATTGATGCTGGCAGACCAATCATGGTCGGCTGGCTGCATAAAGGCTCTCTCTCCAAAGGCAACCCAGCTGTGTGCGACAGCGAAGGCTGTGGTCATTGGAGCGTAATCATTGGCTATGACAAGGATGATTTCATTGCCATGGATCCCATGGGTAAGCCAGACATGGATCATGGCGGCCATGACACCACAAAGTCAGGTGAGTTGATCAGGATGTCGCGTCCTGCGTTCTATCAGCGTTGGTCTATAGAAGGTGAA